GGTAGTATTGATAACTCTGCAAGCAAGGCTACTTATTCTATTAACGGTACGTCTACTATTGCAGGAGCCTTTATTGTAAGTAATAGCACAAAGTCTGGAACGTCAGGCACAATNTANGGNGCTGTTGANTTTGGTTCTGCACGATCAGTTATCTCTGGTGACACTCTTGAGGTTACCGTAACATTAACGGCGGCTAGTGCATAATGGCTTTAGAAACAGCAAGTTGGGTAACACAATTAGTACAGACTAATCCTGTAGACGGTGATCCTGTAGGAGAGGGTGATGATCATCTTCGCATGGTAAAGACTGTTTTAAAGAATAGTTTTCCATCTACTTCTACTACGGCTATTGTTCCTGATATGTCTGGTCAGTCTGGAAAGTATTTAACAACAGACGGCACTGATTCGTCATGGGGAACTGTATCTGCGGCAAGCCCAGGATTTGCAGTTGCTATGGCTATTGCTTTATAGGAGTGTATAATGGCACAAGATTTTGAAAGAGCGGCGGCAACAGCAGTAGGAACAGCAGAGGCAACGCTTATTACAAGCAACTCTGATGACGCTGTTATAGGAATTAGGGTAACAAACATTCTTACATCTGCTGTAACTTGCGATTGTTATATTGATAAAACAGGCTCTGGTACTGATTATCATATCTGTAAAAACTTAACAATTCCACCCAGTTCTTCTGTAGAACTAATACAAGGTGGCGCAAAAATTGTAATGCAAAATACAGATGTTCTTCATATAAAATCCAATACAGCATCTGCATTAGATGTTTGGGTTTCTTATGTAGATAGTATTTCTACTTAGGAGGAGTTATGTCTGAAGTGGTAAACGGAACTCAATATGTTGGTCAAGAACCTGCAAAAGATGGATTCTTTACGCATCAAGAAACTATTGATGGAGATTATACTATTGAATCAGCAGTCGTTGCGGGGCCAATAACTATGACGGGGACTGTAACTGTAACAGGTACATTGGTAATCGTATGAGTACTTTAAACGTAAACGCAATTGATAAAGAGTCTGGCTCAACGCTTACGTTGGGTGGGGCGGGAACTACAGTTGAACTTCATGCGAACGCATCATCAGATGGATTTTCAGATGAAGGAATGAAAAATGACATCGCTATCTTAGGTTTTAAGGTAGCGGCTAATGGGTCTTTGTCTAAATATAATTTAGTAAACCAGACTATTGATGACTTTCAAGATGCTTCCGGTATTGATACTGGGGTTTCTACGAATGCGGAAAGGAACGCTAGTAACTATTATGAGGGCGTTGCAGCAGGAACAATTACGCAACATACCGCAAGCGGAACACACACTGCTACATCAACTGGAACAGCCACAATTTTAATTGTTGGGGGCGGAGCCGGAGGTGGTTATGACTTAAGCGGAGGCGGTGGAGCCGGTGGCGCTAGAGANATTACCCAATCTCTAACAAGCGGAACTGGATACACAGTTACTATTGGATCAGGTGGCGGCGGGTCATCATCAACTAGCAATCGTGGAAGCAACGGCGGTAGTTCAGTTTTTGATTCAACTACAGTAACAGGCGGTGGCGGGGGAGCATCAAGAAGTTCTGGAGGTGGCAACTCAACTACTGATGGATCAGGCGGTGGTGGAGCCGGTGTTTATTCCTCATCCAACTCAGGAGGATCGGGAGGAAACTACGGTAATAATGGCGGAAATTCAGCCGGATCAAACTATCCCGGTGGCGGTGGCGGTGGCGCCGGAGGTGCGGGTGCAAATGCTACAGTAACTTCTGCTCCTAGTGGGTCAGGTGGCAACGGCGGAGCAGGACAATTATTTTCTACTTTCTCATCTTACGGAGTATCTGGTTACTTTGCGGGAGGAGGTGGAGGTGCGGGCTCTGGAGCATCCGCAGGATCGGGTGGTTCTGGGGGTGGTGCTGATGGTGGCACGAATAACGGAACCGCAAACACCGGAGGCGGTGGCGGCGGAGGCGGTGGTGGTGGAACCGGAGGCTCTGGAGGTTCTGGCGTAGTGATTGTTAAAGACGCAAATGTACCCGGAAACCTAACCCTCATCTCAAACTCCACTACAGCACAAGCAGTCCCAACTAAAGGCGACATCGTTATGACTTACACCAATGGCGCAGGGACGGCAACGGTCAACACCGACATCAAGGCATGGGTCAGCCGTGATAACGGCACGACATACACACAAGCAACTTTGTCATCCGAAGGAACGACAGGAGGGCATATTATATTGACAGCACACAATGTTGACATTTCAAGCCAGCCTTCCGGCACTTCCATGAGATACAAAATTACAACGGACAATCAGAGTGCGGCAAAAGAAACACGAATACAGGCTGTCAGCCTTGGGTGGTCATAATGTCCAGTGAAGTCAACGTAAACAACATCTCTCCAAGGAGTGGAACAAAAGTAAGTTTTGGCGGCACTTCAGTTGGAATACCAACTGCTTCTAGTGCGCCTAGTTCTCCTTCAGTAGGTGATATGTATTTTAATACGACACTCAATACATTTTATATGTACGCCAGTGACGGATGGATGGTAGTTGCAGATCAATTTGCCGCCACAGGAGGAACAATAACTACAGTAGGAAGTTATAAGGTGCATACATTTACATCATCTGGAACATTTCAAATTACTGCGGGATCAGGAAATGTTGAATATCTTGTGGTCGCAGGTGGTGGTGGTGGTGGATCGCACTTAGGTTCAGCGTCAGGCGGTGGTGCGGGAGGATATAGAACAAACGTAAGCGGAGATACTTCTGGCGGTAACAGTTCTACAGAATCAAGTTTATCACTTAGTACTGGCTCTTATACTGTAACCGTTGGCGCCGGAGGTGCAGGTGGCACAAACGCACAAGCAACAAGTGGTTCAAACTCTATTTTTAGCAGTATTACTTCTATAGGTGGAGGAGGAGGTGGTGGTACTGGCGCTCTTAGCGGTCTAACTGGTGGCTCTGGTGGTGGCGAAGCAGGATCGCAAGGATCACTAGGGTCGGGGACTACTGGTCAAGGGTCTAACGGCGGCGAAGGAGGCGATGGCGTTACTGCTTATACATCAGGCGGTGGAGGCGGTGGAGCAGGAGGAGTTGGGCAAACAGTTGCTAATGCAGGTGCTAATGGAGGAGCAGGATTAACCTCTTCAATTGATGGAACCTCAACTGCCAGAGGTGGTGGTGGTGCGGGATCAACTAATGACGGTAACACTTTTGGATCATCATCCGCAGGTGGNGGAAGTAATTCCGCAGGAACAGCAAATACTGGAGGCGGCGGTAGTGTTGGCGCAGGTGGATCAGGTATTGTAATTATAAGGTATATAGAATGACAAATTTTGCAAAAGTACAAGACGGTATTGTTACGCAAGTCATAGTTGCCGAACCAGAGTTTTTTGACACGTTTGTAGATTCGTCACCCGGTGAATGGATTCAAACTTCTTACACTGGATCAATCAGAAAAAACTTTGCAGGGATCGGGTTTGCTTACGACAAAGATCGTGACGCATTTATCCCTCCTCAACCATACGCTAGTTGGCTTCTTAATGAAGACACTTGCCTTTGGGAACCTCCAGTTCCTTATCCCGCTGATAGCAGTGAATACAGTTGGAACGAAGAAACGCAATCATGGGAGTTGAATGATGGCTAGTGAGATCAAATCAAACAAGATTAGCCCTGCCGCAGGTACGGATTTCACATTTGGAGATTCTGGGGATACGTTTACGATCCCATCAGGCACGACGCTTGACATTGCATCAGGTGCGACTATTGACGCAACAGGCGCAACTGCAACTGGGTTTGGAGTTTCTAATGTTTCTTGCGCCGTTCACCTTGGCGCAGATGTGACTTTGACAAGAAACGTCAAAACAAAAGTTCTTTTTAATGTTGAAGATTACGACCCCGAAGGATGGTTTGACTCAACAACAAATTATCGATTTCAACCAAATGTATCGGGAGTGTACTTTATTGATTCTTGTTTGCTTCATGGAAATGGGGCAGGTGCGGATAATATTGTTATGTACATTTACAAAAATGGTTCTGAGGTTTTTTCTAATCAGGTCTATCAAGTTTCAGGAACCATTGCCGGAATGCACTCATCTGGAATTGTGTCGTTAAATGGAAGTTCTGATTACGTTGAAATTTACACAATGGCAACGAGTTCATCTGGCACGTTGACCTTAGACGCAAACGGTTGGAATGCAACAACGACAACAGAATGCAGAATGTCTGCAATGAGGCTGACATGATCACTTCAAACGGATTAGAAAAACTAGGCTTCACGCCGAATATTGACTTCGTGCTTCAAGACGATGGTGACGGCGTGTTTATCAAAGAATGGAACAGTGCATCGCCACAACCATCAGTGAGCGCAATCGAAACTGCTGAATCCGAATGGCAAGCAGAGCAAGACGCAACGCAATACCAACGTGATCGACAGGCTGAGTATCCGTCTGTTGACAAACTAGTCGTTGCTCTATGGGAAGGCGTAGTAGAAGAACGTATGGCATCTGTCACTGCGTTGGAAGGATTACGACAGGCAGTAAAAACAAAATACCCTAAAGGTTAAAATATGGCATTAGAAAGCGCAAGTTTTATTAGCGGGTTGGTAGACACTAACCCTACAGGTACAGATGCAATTAGTCAGGGTGACGATCACCTTAGACTAATTAAGTCTGTTTTACAGGGTACACTGCCTAACGCATATGAAGCCATTAATGGCATTCATACAGGAGGAACAGCACCGACCTCTATGTCAGCAGGACAACTCTGGTTTGATACATCTACTGATTTAGTTAAGGTTAGGAATACTGCTAACTCTGATTGGGAGGTTGTGTCTGCTGTAGCAAACAGTGTCACGCTTTTAAACAGACAGTTTTACACAGGTACTAGCGCATCAAATGTTAGAGCGTCTACACCTACCTTGACCGATATGTCTATATCTTATACAAAGCAGAACGCCTCATCTAAACTTGCTGTAACTTGGAGATGTGATTGTGAAGTTTTTTCCAGTTTTGGAACGCCTAGCCCAAGCGAAGGAAACTTGGTATCTTTGTATGTTGATGCCGCCGCAACAGGTGTAACTCCTTCTGGGGCAATCCTTATGCAATACTTTGATGATGATTTAGCCGCAGGTGGTCATGCAGGTGGAACAAGTGCTATGCGTGGAATGGGTAGCCATACTTGGGAAATTACAGGGCTTGCCGCAGGAGCAAGAACAATAGCAATATACGGGCAAAACCAATATCCTCTTGATGGTTGGGCAGGGTATGCACAGTATGAATTTATTGTAGAGGAATGGCTATGATTTTATCAGCAGGATTTATTAGTGATTGTCTTATTCAATTAACACCTAATAATGGGTTTATGATAAACTCCAAGGAATTTGAATTTTCTGAGGACAACTATGATAAGCACGTTATCTATAACAACCCACCTGACAAACCTGCTTATAATAGAGTTTTAGGATATGTTCCAGATACTCAGTGGGTAAGTGTAAGGGTCGAGCAAAAATATAAACTAGAAGATTGTGATTGGACTGTACTACCTGATGTACCTATGGAAGAAAGTTTAAGAGATCAATGGAAAGTTTATAGACAAGAGTTAAGAGATATTACAAAGCAGTCTGATCCTTTTAATATTACATGGCCCACGCCACCAGAATAAATGCCATTAATACCTTTTGACAACGTAGGCTCCGTAGGAATAATAAAGGATATACCTCCTTATAATCTTCCACAAGGT